GTAAGGTTTGTTAAATGGTTTAGTGCAAGTACAATACTTGTCGCTATGGTCTTTCATGTGCTAGGATTGACACCATGGAACAGTCTGCTTCAATTAATTGGTGCAGCAGGGTGGACATACGTAGGAATCAAATGGAATGAACGTGCTATAGTAACCAACTTCTTACCACAGTTCTTCATCATAATTCCTGGTCTTATCTACCTGTTCTTTTTCAAATAAATAAATTTTTAACCTATCATATGTCACTAGCAGCTGCCACCGTATACAGTAGACAAGGATGCCCATATTGTGTTAAAATAAAACAGTTATTCACCCAGTTGGAAATCCAACACGTAGAATACGAACTAAACAGAGACTTCACAAGGAAATCTTTTTACGAAGAGTTCGGTGAAGGATCAACCTTTCCACAAATAGTGATAGGAGATCAAAAAGTCGGAGGATGTACAGACACTATCAAATACCTACAGGAAAAGAAAATTCTGTAGACCCAATAAATAAAGGTGCAGAGCTTCTACTAAGGAGGAAGAGGACACAAAATCTTATCAAGTTTGGTAGATTTCCTTTCTTCCGTAAGGAATTAACCTTCTACCTAGAAATAAAAGACAGGTAACATGGAGAAGAACAATGACCTTGGACACCAACGTAGTATTCATTTCATTATGTGTTATGATAGGAGTACTAACACTAGGATTGGGTCTAGTGATAGGGTATCTGTACAGAGCATACATAAATGATGTGACACCTCAGTACACACATCCTGAATGCTACGATGAAAACGGTAATCCATTACCTGATGAGATCATCGCTTTTCGATTTGAAAAACTTAACTATGAAGATGACGACTAACTATGGCTAAACTTCCTGATAATCCTTTAGTTTCTGAACTGTTTAAAGCAGTACATGGCAAGAAGACCGTTCCACTAAAGGTTGAGTTGCTTAAGCAACACAAAAGAGATGATGTAAAAGCATTACTCATTTGGAACTTTGACAAAGGTATTAGTAGTGCTATACCTGAAGGTGAAGTACCTTACAAAGTGAATGAAGCACCTGCTAATACACCAGGTCATACTAGGTTACTACATGAGTACAGATCATTGTATAACTTTGTAACTGGTGGTAACAACAAACTATCTCAGATGAAACGTGAGACTATGTTTGTCCAGTTGCTTGAGTCTTTACATGCAGATGAAGCAGCATTACTTCTTCTTGTTAAGGATAAAGAACTTCAATCTAAGTATCGTATTACACGTAGTGTAGTAGAGCAAGCATATCCTGAGATTAATTGGCGAGATAGTTAATGAATATAATACATGAGAAGTGCAACCTTGATGAGGTTGATAACACTGGCCTGCCTAGAAATAGTTACGTGGTGACCTACTCCCATGAGGAGAAAGAGCATCACGATATTGTTGTAGCAATGTCAACAGTAGAAATATTTGATCACTACTATGATACCTACAAGGCAGGTCTTCAAAAGATAAGATACACTAAGGGAACTGTTAATTCTAAACTCTGGCAATCTCAACAACCTAAAAAACCACGTAAAAAATGAAACTCTTTGCCCTTGCACTGTCATTCTTGACAGTTGCACCAGACAGTTTTGATACTGCTGTTAAGAAGAAGGGATTTGGACATAGGTTAGAAGAACTTAGAAGTATTAGTCAGTTAGAGTCACTACCTGAACGTCAGAATGGTAAACCTTATGATGGTCCTATCATAGATTCATTACAACATGTCCACATAGGATATGGTAGAGTTGAGAATTGGATATCACAGAAGGGTAGGCAACCAGAAATAACTGCTAAAGATTTTCCAGGTATAATGAAGTCTGTTGATGTCAAGCATGCCATCACCATGGAGACACCTAGAATTAAGAAACTTGAAGGTGATGATGTAGCAATAGAATATGGTAAGAAACATACTACTTACTCAGCATTTTGTAGTCCACATTTTGTAGCAGATACAAAGTGGGATAAGGATAGGATGCTTAAGAAAGCACCATGGAGAATAGATCGTATTGATCAGAGACTTACAGACGGTGAGTGTATTGGTGTAGGTGAGGTAGGTATCATGCACTGGGATAAAACAGTAAAGTATAAACAACTTGGACTATCTGATAAACAGCACTCACAAAAGAAAGTTACTATTGATATTGACCACCCCAATTTACATAGAGTATTTGGTATAGTTAATAAGCATAGGGTTCCTATCTTCTTACATGTAGAACCATATAATTCTGCCATAGATGTGGATGATACACAGAAGTATATGGATTGGTACCAGGAAATTTGTAGACAGTACCCACATACAAAATTCATACTGTCACATAATAGTATGATGGAACCTGAGAAATTAGATGAAGTCTTTGATCATTGTGATAACTTCTATTCACAGGTAAAGATTATGCAGCATGATACATGGAGATTCTATTGGAAGTTTCATGACCTACACATAGTTAATGACATGGACTATAGGTTTAAGGAAAGGTGGGCAAAGTTTATTGAGAAGTGGCCTGATAGAATGATGTATGGGTCTGATATTAAACAAAGACTCTTCCTTAAGAAACCTAATCATTACAGTACCTTAATAGGTAACGTAAGAACCATGGTAGGTGGACTAGACAAGGGTGTGCAAAAGAAATTCATGTATGGCAACGCAAAAAAAGTGTTCAATTTGAACATGTAAGCTTGACTATATAATATAACTGTGTTAGTATTAACACATACGTTCAACCTCATAAGAGGTCGCAAGTAAGCCGACTCGGAACGGATCGTTCATCCCATGCACGGACTTCTCCTTAGTCTTATAGCATTATCCAATCCAATGGAGTGTGATTTTGCTAAAGATTTAATCAATAGAATCAGACCAACAGTTGAGCATCGTGCTGAAATTGTTGAGACGATACTAGAGAATACTGAGGAAGGGTGTGTGTTTGAGGACGCAGAAGTTGACTGAAGGAACGGGGCAAAAATCCCTACTACTTTGGAGAAACCCAATGGCACAAGTCACTTACCGTGGTGTTAAGTACGACACCAACGATAGCAAGCAAGTAAAAACACAGAAGGTTCAAGAGACCTACCGTGGAATCAAGTTCGAGAAAGAACTTGTTGCTTGAACAAAACTAAATAGTAACTTCGATAAGGAGGATGGTTGACATCCTCCTTTTTTTATCTTAAAATCATCTATGAAATATAAAGAATCACTCAAGTTAATCAAGCATGCCCTTAAGCACCCTGAACTCTACGATGAAAAAGAACTTTATTATCTAAGAGAACAAAAGAAAAAACTTAAGAAGGCAAAGAAGAGACACCAACTATTCCATGACTGTAAAACTGATAACTCAGACTCCTGATGCTGAGAAGACCATAGCATACGTTGCTAGGGTATCTAACCCAAACAACCAAGACAATGAAAACTATGCAGGTCTTTTAAAGTATTGCATCAAGCATCAACACTGGTCTATATTTGAGCAAGCAAGTATGACTCTTGAGATAGAGACTACTAGAGGCATTGCTGCACAGATACTAAGGCACAGATCATTTACATTCCAAGAGTTCTCCCAGAGATATGCAGAGAGTACATCTCTAGGTGACATAGAACTACCTGAACTACGTAGACAGGACACAAAGAACCGTCAGAATTCTACTGATGATCTTGACCCAGAGACGGTTGATAAATTTAATAGACAGATGATTACTTTGTTTAGTTCTTCTAAGGCATTGTATGAATCTATGTTGAAGCAAGGTGTTGCTAAAGAGTGTGCTAGATTTGTTCTACCATTAGCTACTCCTACTCGGATATATATGACAGGATCTATACGTTCTTGGATTCATTATATCAATCTAAGATCTGCTAATGGTACTCAGAAAGAGCACATGTTAATAGCAGAAGAATGTAAAAAGATCTTCATTGAACAGTACCCTACAGTATCAGAAGCACTTGATTGGGAATGAACTTATTAACAGGTCCGACATATGATATACCACATGATCTTGACCCAGACCTTAAGAGGATTACACCTGAAGAGATAGCAACACACATACTACAACGTGATCCTGTTGCTATCTTTCAAGGAAGATCTGAAGCAGGACCAAGAGCATTAGGTAATAGATCTATATTATATGATCCACGGGATCCAGAAGCAAAGGAGAAGATGAATGCCCTTAAGGGTAGAGAATCTTTCAGACCTTTTGCTGCTACAGTATTACAAGAGTCTGCTAAAGACTGGTTTGATCTAGCAGGGATGGAAGAGACACCATCTATGATGTATGCATGTGATGCATTAAAGAACACTCAGAATATAATACCTGGTGTCCTACACTTCAATACATGTAGGATACAGACACTAACAAGAGAACAGAACCCACTATACTATGATGTCATCAGAGCATTCTATAAGTATGTTAAAGTTCCTATGGTGTTCAACACATCATTTAATAAGGCAGGTGAACCACTGGTAGAGACACCACAGGATGCACTTGACACATTTTATAGTACAGATATTAAGGTGCTATACTTTCCTGAGATTCGTAGAGCAATCGTTAAACCATTTGAGGAACCATGAAGATACTTGGCATTAATATATCCAACAACGGTTCCATCTGTTACCTGAACAAAGGTAAGGTTGAGTTCTACCTTGAATCTGAAAGGATTTCAAGGAAGAAGATGGACTACAGAGTGGACGTACTATATCCTTTGATTAAAGACAAGAAGGTAGATGCTATTGCATTAGCAGATTCCTATTGGGTTCTACCTGAGAAGAAGATGCTTTCTACTAAAGACATCGAACATATTAAAAGGATATTCCCTGATGCTAAGAGACTTGACTTTAGACAACAGCATCATCTAACTCATGTTGCATGTGGATTTTATAACTCAGGTTTTAAAGAGGCAGCATGTATTGTAGTAGATAGTAATGGTTCTATGCATGATGATGGTATGGAGATCGAAACTATCATGCATACTAAGACTGGTAGGAGATTTTATTGGAGAACATTACATAAGAAGTATCATACTGAACATGATATTGGTATAGGTAAATTATTTGAAGAGGTAGCAAAGCATTGTGGTTTCAATGGTGATGATGCTGGTAAGGTCATGGGTCTAGCACCTTATGGTAGGTGTAAGACAATGGATTTATATAATATGACTGAGTACACACCTAAAAACGATGCAGCCCACACTGTCCAGTCTATGTGGGAAAAAAGAGCAATCCAATTAGTTGAGTTGGCATTGAGTAAGAGTAAGTGTAATAACATAGTATTATCAGGTGGGTGCTTCCTAAATTGTGTAGTCAACTACAAGATCAAAAAGCATTTTCCTGGTATAAATCTTTATGTTGAACCCATAGCACATGATGGTGGTACTGCTATTGGTGCTGCATACCTAGCACATTATGACCCCAAGATTAAAGATACTTGATGTCAGTGCTACCATAGGCTGTAACTTACAGTGTAAGGGTTGCAATCATTTCAGTAATTATTTCGCACCAGGCTCTAAGGTTGGTACTGATGTACTACTTGAAGACCTAGATAAAATACTACCACGTATAGATATTGAAAGGATATCTATTATAGGTGGAGAACCTTTACTCAATCCTAGATGTGAGGAGATTGTCAATGCATGTAGATCACATACTGATAATGCTGTCTATCTTTATTCCAATGGGTTACTACTCTTACAGAATGAAGACTGGATCAAAAGAGTACTAGAGGATCCAAAGGTATACTTAAGGATAAGTATTCATCTACCAGAGATAGAAGATATCATTAGAAAGTTTAATCATCCCAAGGTACTGGTGACCGAACACCATACTGGAAAGGATAGGTGGTTCAATAGTATAAAGAAGAAGGACAATAAAGTATATCCTTACAACCATAATAGTATTAGTAAAAGTTATAACGCTTGCTCATGTCCTAATGCTCAGTTATATAATAGTAAGTTGTGGAAGTGTCCTAACACTGCATTTCTAAGGGAGTTATTGTCAGTCACAGAACAGGAAGACGACCCACAATGGCAAGAGTATATTGTAGATGGTGTCTCGGTTGACTGTAGTGATGAGGATTTGACAAAGTTTTGTAGGGGTAGTACAATACCTGATAAGGTTTGCAACATGTGTACTGCTCGACCACTACATTTCAGTGCTGCTATCCAACAAAAGGTAAAACGTAAAGTTATCATTACCAAATAAATACTACACATTGTTAACATCACATGCCTACATATCCAGTTAAAAATTTGAAGACAGGTGACACCAAAGAGTTATCCATGTCTATGAAGGAGTATGATACTTGGAGAAAAGAGAACCCTGATTGGGATAAAGATTGGGCAGCAGGCTCAGGTGGAGTAGTCAGTGGTACGGGAGATGTTTATAGTAAGACAGATGGTGGATGGAATGAAGTTCTATCTAAGGTAGGTCAAGTACCTGGTTCTAAAGTTAAGCCACAGAATGGAAGGTACATGTAATGCCAGCAAGAAAGAAACGTACAACTACAGCATCTAAACTTGCTGACATGTCTGATCGTCAACTTAGAAGGAAGAAACCTTTTAATACTGACATGATGATAGAGATTAACCCTGTCACTGATAATCAGAAAAAGGTATTTGATTCCTACAAAGAAGGAAAGAATGTCTATGCTTATGGTGCTGCTGGTACAGGTAAAACATTTATCATGTTATACCTAGCACTACAAGAAGTTCTTAACCCTATGACACCCTACAATAGGGTTGTAGTAGTAAGATCTTTAGTATCTACTAGGGAGATTGGGTTTCTACCTGGTGACCATGAAGATAAGTCTATGCTATACCAGATTCCTTATAAGAATATGGTTAAGTATATGTTTGAACTACCTACAGACCAAGACTTTGAAATGTTATGGGGTAACCTAAAGGCACAGGAGTCTGTTAAGTTCTGGAGTACATCATTCATACGTGGTACTACACTTGATGATTGTATTATTATTGTGGACGAGTCACAAAACTTGAACTTTCACGAGTTAGATAGTATAATAACAAGAGTTGGTGAGAACTGTAAGATAATGTTCTGCGGTGACGCAGCACAGACTGATCTTACAAAGACCAATGAGAAGAATGGTATTCTAGACTTCATGAAGATCCTTTCAGCAATGCCTGAGTTTGATTCAATAGAATTTACTGTTGATGACATCGTTAGATCTGGTTTAGTTAAGAGTTACATTCTGAATAAAATTGAACTAGGTTTGTAATGTTTCAGCACAAAGATATAGAACTCCCTGCCCTGAGTAGGAAGACTATAGATGGTGTACGTTATTATGATGTAGATGATAAACCTTTAGTGTCTATCACATCTGTTACTTCATGGTATAATAGACAGATCTTTATTGACTGGCGTAAGCGAGTAGGTGAAGAGGAAGCTAACAGAGTCACCAAGAGATCTACTAGCAGGGGTACTAAAGTACACACCCTGATAGAGAATCATTTACTCAACAAAGAAGTAGAACCTGACACACCTGGTTCTAAGATGTTATTTAAACAAGCAATCAAAACGCTTGACAATATAGATAACATCTATGCTCTTGAGAAGAGTTTATATTCTAAAGAACTTGGAGTTGCTGGAACTGTAGACTGCATAGCAGAATACAAAGGTGAGTTGGCAATCATTGACTTCAAGACAGCAGCAAAACCTAAACCTAGGGATTGGATTGAGAACTATTTTGTACAGGCAGCAGCTTATGCATGTATGTTCTATGAGTTAACTGACATACCCGTAAAGAAACTTGTTATCATTATGACATGTGAGAATGGTGAGGTCAAAGTTTACGAGGAGTATGATAAGAAAACTTACATGCAAAAACTAATCAAGTACATTGAAAAATTTATCACGGAGAAACTCAATGAGTATCAAGAAAAAGGCTGAGATGAAAGCAGTTATTAAATCAAAGTTTCTATGTCAGGATAAGTTTTCCAATGACATAGAGACCTTGGTGAAAGAGAATATTGGTATGAATTACATAGAGGCTATCTGTCACTACTGTGAACAGAATGGTATAGAGATTGAATCTGTTAACAAGTTGATATCTAAACCATTGAAGGAGAAGTTAAAGATGAATGCTTCTAACCTTAACTATCTAAAGAGAACTACACGTGCTAAGCTTGCTCTATGAATCCCTTTGAGACCTACCAATTATACCTATCCTTGAGGAATCATTTTACTAAGGATAGTTATGACTACTTCAAGTTTAAAGGTAAAGTTAGTGCTAATATAAACTCATTCTATAAGAGAAAGGATCGTTACTTCTTTGAGATGATGTCGAGGAAGTATGATGACAAGGAACTCAAGCGTTATTTCTTGGCAAACTTTGCAACCATGGATGAGATATCATATGCTATAGCAGAGATGAAGTTGAAGGGTGAGTTAAACTATAAAGCATGGGAGCATACAAGACAAAGTTTATTCTATAAGTTTAAGCAAGAGTCTCATACTATGATGGAACAGTATGACTATGAAGAGTTCTTTGATGCTAGTAAAGGTCACCCACCTATATTAAAGGAGCATCTTGCAGGTAATATATCTTTAGAAAACATGGTGATATATGATTACTGCTTTGATTATGTAAAAGATTATGACAAGTTATTAGATGATCCCGTATGGAAACTGGTTGGTAGGAAGATTAAGAAGTATAAACCCTTTCTAAATATTAACAAATCGAAATACAAAGATCATTTAATCCAACAGGTACAAGAAAACTATGTCTAGATTCTTTGATTCAGAACAGGTTAAAGAAAGTATGGAAGAGATCTTCCAACTTCAGACTGATCTGTATAATACTATCAAAGATGTGGGTAACCTACAAGCCCTTGACATGTTTGAACATATTGATAAACTGAAAGAGTTATTAGAGAAGCAGCAAGTAATGTTTACTCGCATGTCTTTATCCGATGATGAAGAAGCAAAGCAGATGAAGGTAAAGTTACTTGAACAGAGTAAGAAGATGGGATTTGGTGACACTGATATGAATACTATATTCATGCACATGAAACAAACACTTGAAAAATTACAGGAAGGATTACATGAATGATGACTGGTGCTGTGTAAAAGAAATGTGTATCGAGGAGACTAGAATGCTCCACGATATAGTGTCAGACTATCTGCCATTGTGTAAAGATATAGAACAAAAAGCATACCTATTATCTTTAAAAGAAAACTTAAGTGCCATGATTTTAGACCATACGTACCAGTGTCAGTAAGTCCACACTGAACTAAGCAATTATACCCAAACTGTGCTATAAATAATATATGTTCTGGGATTGAAAGATCATGCCCCATTATACTGTTGGCTATCACGATAGTCAGGAAAATCTCTATGAGATTTGCGAGTATGCACACGACTCGTACGAAGCAATAACACATGCAAAAGAGGACGTGCCTGAGTTACAAGCACATCCAAACGCTGTTGACTTCTGTACTAATAATACAGGACTCGAATACTTAATGGGCATTGTCCCAATGGGAAGATGATTACTCTACTACTCGTTCAAAAGACACTAGTCTGGCTGCTCATCTTTACATCCCTAGCAAGACTCTACACAGTAGCTTGACAACCTAGGAGCACAGTGTTATAATACTTTTGTTGGGTTGACGAACTCGACACGGGAGTGACTGAATAAACTTGCTGGCATAAGGCTAGTTAAGGTGATGAGACACAGGTGGTGCTGCACGTTGAAAACGTGAATCGACTTACCAGTCGGGTCTCAGACGGTGAGGTAAAAATCTACTAATGTAGCAATGCCCCTTGCCTGTTGGTATACATTAATCCAACCTCCCACACCTCCATCTAGGGGGTTTTTTTTTGTCTTGACATCACCTAAATACTGGTGTATACTATGTTTATTGACAATCAATTAATCCACAAATCTAAATGTCATTCGCAGATCTAAAGAAACAATCACGACTCGGCAGTCTCACGTCCAAACTGACGACTGAGATAGAAAAGATGTCTAAAGGCACTAAAGTTGGTGCTGATGAGCGTGTATGGAAACCAGAAGTAGACAAAGCAGGTAACGGTTATGCCGTTATCAGATTTCTACCAGCACCAGAAGGTGAAGAACTACCTTGGGCAAAGTTATATTCACATGCTTTCCAAGGACCTGGTGGTTGGTACATTGAGAACAGTTTAACCACATTGGGTCAAAAAGATCCAGTATCAGAGTACAATAGAATACTTTGGAACAGTGGTGGTGATGGCTCACCTGAACGGGCACAAGCACGTAATCAGAAACGTAAGTTAACTTACATTGCCAACATCTATGTTGTTAAGGATCCAGCAAACCCACACAATGAAGGTGGAGTATTCCTCTTCAAGTTTGGTAAGAAGATCTTTGATAAGATAACTGCTTCTATGCAACCAGAATATGAGGATGAGACAGCAATTGATCCATTCGATTTCTGGCAGGGTGCTAACTTCAAGATGAAAATTAAGAACGTTGCAGGGTATCGTAACTACGATTCATCAGAGTTTGGTTCAGTTGAACCACTACTAGAAGATGATGATGCACTAGAAGGACTATGGAAGAAACAGTATTCTCTAGAAGAGTTTACTAAACCTACAGAGTTCAAAGCATATGCTGACTTAGAGAAGCGTATGGATAGTGTACTTAATCCAACCACAAAGACTCCTCGAATAGACCCAGAGGTTGCCGAGGAAGAACAACCTGTATACGTACAGAAGAAAGAACCTGTTGCAGCACACCCATCTACTTCTAACGAAGGACAAGTTGATGCTGATGATGAGGCACTAAAATACTTCCAACGCCTAGCGGAGGAGTAAGTGTATTACATTGCAGCAACAAGTCTTGACCTAAACCAAGCATGGAATATGTCTTGGGGTGAAGGCATCCAATTTATATTGGTACTCGCTTTCTTATATTGGTTAAAGAAGAGGATAGATCTTCACTTTGCTAAGAAGACATCCAAGATTGTATACAAGGTCAAGGTAGTAGAAGATTCACACATCAGTGTCGATCATGCTAACATAGATCATGCACACATCGATGACATCGGTGAGATACATGGTGATGTTACCACACATCCAAAGCCTTTTTAGCACAGGCAAATTCGATTTTTAATTCC